TGAAGAACGCCACCGGGAACTCGTAGACCACCGACTCCTTCTCGGATGCCTGCAGCACCACGGTCGTGTTCCATGTCTTCTGAAGCTCGGTCAGTTCGGGGTCGTACCAGCTTGGCGTGACCCGGTAGACACCGAAGTTTCCGAAAGCGTCCGGGTAGGTCGTCGGGGCGAACTCGAACGCGATCGCGGTCCCGCCGCTCGGCGCGAGCGCCAGCGTGCTGAGGATGTTCACGAGGAGCCCGCCACTCCTGAACGGGGTGCCCTGCGGCACGGTCGCACCGCCGCCGAAGCTGGCGGACATGATCGAGTTGCCGATTGCCTCAACCTCGAACTGGATGATGTTCGAGTTCAGCATGTCGATCTCGCGGACGACGATCCGGCGGATGACATCGGGCTCGTAGGTCACGCCGTTGACGGTCTGCTTCGAGAAGAAGATGCGGTTCTGAGACAGGCGGATCGCGACGACGAGGAGATCGGCGGGCGATGCGTTCGGTCCGCCCTCCAGCGTCGCGGAGAACCGCTTGATGCCCATCGCGCTACTCTCGCCGCCGAGGATCGACCGGTCATACTCGAAGTTGACATCGCCGCGCCGGACCGGTGCGGGCATGCCTCGCGCGTATTCCTTGTCGACGATCGTGAAGATCATCCGCGTCCGCGTCTCGTCGGTCGCCCACTCCTGCGACTCGCGGCGGAAGCCCGGCAGCAGGTTGCCCGCGACCAGGCGACGGTACTCCTCGGGGAAGGCGTTCGACGGCGTGCCGCTCGGCGGCTTCGGGTAGTCCGGCACCTTGTCGGCCGACGCGGCCAGCGACGAGTAGCCGTAGGCGGGCGCCGTCGCCACAGAGCCGGTCGCGGGTCGGGTCGGGTAGCTTGGCGGATCGAGCACCGATCCGGAACTCTTCTGCAGCACGATGTAGCCGGTCTTTGTCAGTGTCGTGCTGCCGATCGTGTCGACCGTGAACCGGGCCTGCATGACGAACTCGCGGACGAGCGACAGCGTCGCACCGGTCGCGTAGGTCCGGTGCCACTCGAAAGCCCACTGCACGAGCGCGGTGCCCGTGCCGATGATCTCGGTGATGCGAACGCTCGGGATCGGGCCGGTGCGGTCGTCGCCCTCGATGTCGACGATGTCGTGGTGCGTCGCGCCGTTCTGCTCGGTGATCCGGACGCGGAGCGCGAGCCCGTTCTTCGACAGCAGGTTCGACACCGTCGCGATGCGGGTCTCGAGCGGAATGCCGGGCGCGGCGGCGATGATCGCCTCGCCCTCGATGATGTGCTTCGTGATGCCGCGCGACGGCTTCTCGGCGGTCGCGTCGGTCAGGTGCTCGAAGCGACCGATGCGGACCTGCTCGAAGCTCGCGAACCCGCCGTAGGTGAGGGTGACCGTACTGCTCATCGGATGATCCCCCGTTCCCAGCCGTTCGGACCCCAGCGGACGCGCGTCGGACGGTCACGGCCGCCCGTCCGGATCGGACGCTCCTGCATGCGGAGAAGGTCGCCGACCATCGTGTTCAGTTCGTTCATCGCGACGCCGTTCGCGCCCATTGCGGGCCCGCTGGTCATGCGCGATCCGAGTAGCCACATGGCGTAGCCGAACGGGCTCGTCATGAACCCTGCCCCGGCGACCGAAGCGAGTCCCAACGCGGCCATCTCTCCCGCCATCCGAACCGGGCCCATCGCCTGATCGAACTGCATCGCGACGCTCGATCGCATCTTCGCTGCGGTCACGACCATCGGGCTGTTCGCGATCTCGTAGGACTTCATCCAGCGGTTGACCTCGACCTGCGACTGCAGGCCAGCGACCTGCGGGCTGAACCGCGAGAGGCGCTGCATGGACGCATCGCCCATCGAGTTCGCCAGCCTGATGAGCCCGTAGCCGACCAACGCCGGACCGATCACCGCGCCGGCGGCACCGAGGCCGAGCGGAATCCGCATCCCCGCAACGCCGGGCATCGGGGGCATGCTCAGCATCGGGCCGAAACGGTCGGCCATCGTTCGCGGCGGACCTGAAGCCCGCACGCCGACCGGCACGGGCACCGGGCGCGGCGGAGCGCGAGTCGGGACCGGCGGAGGAGGATTGCGGAACAGCCGGTCGAGATCGTTCGTCAGGTCGCCGCGACGGCGAGCGGAGGCCACGGCAGGCACCACCGCGTTGCGACCGCCCATGCGGGCAAGAAGCTCGGCGATCGTCCGCGTCGTGACGAGAAGGCCGTTCACGCCGGTCGCGATCGACTCCAGCGTGGTCGCCATGCCGCTCAGAAGCGGACGGATGTCCGGCATCGTCACCGGACCGGCCGACTCGCCATCGGACGGAAGATTGATCGTGACCGCAGCCACCGGAGACTCAGCCATCTCAGACCTCCCTCACGCGGTAGACAGCGGACAGCGCCGCACTCGGGTACGGGCTTCGCCAGCGGCGGTAGACGATGCCGCCGATCGTCACCGTCCCGCACGCCGGACCGCTCGGAGGCTCGTTCGTGTTCGAATACCAGTCGAGCGCGCGGCCGCCCTCGCCCCAAAAGCCCAGCGGTCCGCCGGTCACCGGCTGGAGGCACCAGACATACTGGTCGGCACCCGAGGTTCGATCGACCGAGACCGACTGATCGAGGTTCGCGACCGTCGCTCCGACCAGCGTCGTCGGAGCGGTCGCAGACCACACGAGCCGAAGCTGGTAGGGGCTGCCCCACTCGTACTCGCACTCGTAGATGTCCGTCACCCGAACCGCACCGTCGCCGCCAGGTGCGACCACCGGAGCGCCGACCGACACGAGCCGCAGCGGCACCTCGAGCAACGCATCGAGATAGCTGCCCTGCAACGCGACGCGCGAGACATCCACCCGCGACAGCACCGAGCCGCCCTCACGCGTGAACGCGATCGACTGCTCGACGCTCGGATCGAGAGCCTGCCGCACCCATGTCGTGACCTCGACCCGCTCGCGGACGAGGCCGGAGTTCTGCCGAGGGACGCGGAACGGACCGCCGGATGCCCTGACCTGCACGAAGAAGTCGGAGCCGGGCTCGAGACGCGGGAAGTCCGTCAGCGAAACGCGATTCGAAGCGACGCCGATCGCGGACAGGCCGGCGCCGACCTTCGCGACGATCGTTCGATAGATGTCGTCGGGAGTCGCTACCACCGTCGGGCCCCTCCCTCGCGCCGGATCTCGGCCTTCGCCGCCTCGATGCGGATCGCGGCGACCTTCGCCGGATCGCCGCCCGCGTCCTCGTACAGCTTGGCGATCAGCTTGCCGTCCGACGACGCGCCGGCGGCCGCCGTCATGGCGAGCGTCTTCTGAGCCATTGACCGGCCGAGATTCATCATCAGACCTATCGCCTCCTCGGGCTCACAGGCCGACGGCGGGAACCCGTACACGGTCGCGAACTCCGCCGACGGCCTCAGCCTTTTCCCAGCGACTCCATGTAGGCGATGACGCGACGGCCGATCGAATACGCCTCGTTGTCGGTGAGAGCGGGAACGCCCGCACCGAGCGCCGCACGGGTCATCGACACGATCTCGGCGACCGGGATCGCCTCGCCCTCGGACCGGTTCAGCTTGCCAAGTTCGGCCATCATCTGGAAGCAGTCCACGCGGACGGCGACGCCCTCGCGGACCTCGACCTCCACCGCGTAACGGTCACTCATCAGGCTCAGTCGCTCCATCGAATCGCTCCTATGTGTTCACCGTCGGCGTGTAGAAGCGGCCCGTCACCGGATCGGGCAGCACCTCGAACACGACCACCAGACGCTTCATCGTCGAGCCGATCTCGGGCGTGCGGTGCCCGACGATCCGCACATACTTCATCTCGTAGCTCTTCTCTCCGACCTTGGTCGTCAGCACCTTCAGCGTGAATACGCTCGAGTTCGCCGCTCGGTCGCCGACCATCAGGCGGCCCACCTCGGCGAAGAAGCCTTCGTTGCTGCCGTCCGTCGTGCCGCGTCGCGTGCGGCCGAGGATCTGTGCCCACACCGCCTCGTCCCAGTACTCGAAGGTCGCGGAGACCTCCGCGGCCGATCCGGTCAGGACGCTCTCGGCGGTCATGTCGCCGAGATCGTTGCGGGTGAAGTTGCGGTTCAGCTCCTCGACATTCATCGCCACGAGATCGTCGTTGCTCGTGATGCCGAGCGTGACGAGATCGCCGGACGCGGGGTTCAGCCGCACCTGCACCGTCGTCGGGCCCGCACAATGCCAAGCGATCGCCATCTCAGCCTCCTCTGTCCGCGTTGCGGACCACCGCCTCCATGCGGCTCGCGTTGACCGTCAGGAACGGACGCGGCGGAACATCGACGCCACCGCGAGCCACCACCTTGTCGCCGAACGGAATCCCCGAGAAGTCGCCTTCCCTCGCCCGACGACGCTGGTCGGCGAGCCTCGGGATCACCACCACGCCGGACTCCGTGAAGCCGCGATGCTGCCGCAACGCGTAGTCCTGCCCCCACACGAACCCGATCACCGACGAGCCGAGCACCTCGACCTCACCGACCCGGAGCGACTCGCGCATCGCCCCGCTGTCGCGAAGCTGCGGGCCGCCGGACCGGTCCGACTGCAGGCCCGTCGGGAACACCGCACGGTCATGCCACGGCGACGGGAACGGCGTTCCGTCCGCGTCCGAGGCGCGGTCGATGTTCTCGCGGAACTGCTCGACCATCACGGGCAGGACCGCATTCGCGATGCGGACCGCCCTTTCGATCTGACGCGTCCTGCTCAATACGCCACCGTCCTTCGCGGGGGAAAGAACGGCTGGTCGGACGCCATGCCGAGACTGCCACGCTGCGACGAGGACACGATGCCGATCGTCGCCTGTGCGGCGTCCGCCTTCGTGCCCGCGATGTCCGTGCTGCCCGTGAAGATCACCTTGCCGTCGCGGAGGGCCGCGAGGGTGTCGTTCGCCCTCGCAAGCTGCATCCGCATCGCCTCGGGAACCTCACGCATGCGGCGGGCGAGAAGGATCGCCACCGCGATGTCGCAGACGAGACCCACGAGCGTCTTGTCACCGGCCGCCTGAAGCGAGTCGAGATCCGCCGACGAGTACTGCCCGCCGCGAAGCGCGTAGGTCCGCACCTCGTAGCTGGCACGCTCCAACGCGCCGGCGAGAATCGCGTTCGCGTCGCTCACCGTCCCATCCGCGTCCGTGTCGCTGCCGAGACGCGCGAGCATCCGGGAGTCGGCGTACTTGGCGAGGTCGGTAACGGTCGCGTACGGGATCGGCATGATTCCTCCGTGCCTCCGGCGGACGGATCGAGGAGCACGACCCGTCCGCCGGAGATCACAAGGGGGAGAGAGAATCAGGTGAAGCAGGTCTGGAGGAGAACCGCCGACGCCGGAGCGGTGACCTGCGGATCGCTGTTGTCGGTCACGCCACCGCGGAGCCGACGGTTGATCTGCTGGTCCTCGCCGCCGCCGAAGGTCTCGATCGTCATGTCCTCGTAGGCGAAGATCGAGCACGCCGAGAAGGTCGGAACGCCCTCGACGCCGATCAGGCCGCCCGGGCGACCGAGGAACATCACGACATTGTCCGGACAGACATAGGTCTTCGTCTGCGTCGAAGCGCCGCGGCGGGTCGTGACCCGAACCGCGTCCTCGACGACGACATCGCCGAGACCGAACATGTTGCCGGGCAGGTTCCAGGTCGAGAACTCGCGGGAGCCCTTGAGGAACTCCATCGCGGCGGGGTAGTTCTTGACATAGTTCCGGATCTCGGGCTGCTGGCTGATCGTCTTCGCCGTGTTCGGGTTGACGACCATCACGACCGACTCGGGACCGACGACGCCTGCGGTGTTCAGTTGGATTCGCTGGATCGCAGCCTGAATGCCTTCCTGAATGTTGGCGTTGTCGGCTCCGGAGTTCCACGGCTTCGCGCCGCCGACGAGTGCGTTCGTGTTCGCGAAGAGGTTCTCACCGGAGGTGTAGTTGCCGGTCGCCTGAAGCTGCGTCCAGGTGCGGAGAGTCCGGCGGGTCATCGCCTTCGTCGCTGCGATCCGGGCGTGCATGGCGACGACATCGAACTTCGCGCTGTCCTGCGTCTCGTTCGGAACATGGAACGAGTCGCTGAACCGCTTGCACGCGAACTGCGGGGTAAGGTCGACATCGACCGGATCGCCCGTCGGGCGGTCCTGACCGATCGGCCAGACGCCATCCTGCTCGGTCACGATGCGAACGGCGTTGTTCGGATCGACGCGCATGTAGTAACCGGCAAGCTGCGTCACGGGGATGAGCTGCGTGTACCGGTTCAGCTTGAAGAACTTGGGGGACCGAGTGAACTCGATCTGGAGCGATCCGGTAGCGGCCGGATCGAATGCGGGGGTGAAGGTGTTCATCCCTGCGCCAACTGCGGGCATGTGAGCCTCACTTTCTTTCGGAAGGGGAAGGGATTACGACAGCTTCACGCGGAAGCCACGGTTCCAGATGCACTTGATCTTCGCGCCGGCGCCGGCCGCGCTCTCGAGTGCGGTGAAGGGGAACATCGCGGTGCCCGACGAGGTCGCCGCGGTGATGACCCGGCCGTTGGAGTCGACTTCGAGGTTCGCGCCGCGGGTGATCGCCGCGCCGGCCTCGATGAGCAGTTCGGCTCCGGCCTGAAGCGGAAGCGGGTCGCCCGCGATCGCACAGAGGGCCGAGTCGAAGCGGCGGGTCGTGTCCTGCGCGACGCCGATCACGATCTCGGTCGCGGCGGTCGCCTGCAGTCCGGTGTTGTCGGCCGAGGTCGACAGCTTGACGACGCGGCACGGCGAGATGTCGCCGCCCGCGATGAGGTTGGGAGTGTCAGAGAATGCGCCCATTTCGGTGTCCTCCGGGCATCAGCCCGCGATGTGCTTCTCGACGAGCTCGCGGTACTTCGCGGCGTCGCCTTCGGCCTGCTTCTGGAACTTCGCCACGGTCTCGGCGTCGAGATCGCGTCGCGATCCGCCGGTCTTCGTGCCGCTGGTGTTGATGCGACCGGAATCGCCGAGCGGAACCTTGCGGCCCGTCTTGCGAATCCAGGCGACTTCCTTCGCCCGGTCCGACGCGGACATCAGGCGGTCGAACATCTCCTGACGGACATCGCCGCCGTACGCGAACCCGTCACGCTCGAGATCGCCAAGCAGCTTCTCGCAGTCGAGACGCTTCGCCTCGGTCTCGATCGCCTCAAGCCGCTTCTGAAAGTCGGCACGCTCCGCGTTCCATGCGGCCTGCGCCTTCTCGAAGTCGCTGCGGGCGCTCTCGCTCGCCTTCTGGAAGTCGTCGCGCTGGCGGGTGAGGGCGCCGATCTCGGCGTCCTTCTGCGCGACCACCTTGTCGGTGTCCTCGTCCATGTCGTCGTCCTTTCGTCGCTTGCCCTTCTTCGTGGGCAGCAGTTCCGGAACCGTCGGCGCGGACGAGAGGTCGAAGTGCACCGCCCCGTCCATCACCAGTTCGAGGGGCTCGCCCTCACGCTCGAAGTGGGTGTCCTCCAGCGGACGCGCGGGCGTCTCGTTGCCCAGCAGCGACACCTCGCTGAAGTGACCGTCGGGCCAGATTTGGGCCGAGCGGCGACACCACCGATTGCTCTTGATCCGCGACTCGAAGTCCTCGCGCGACATCTCGACATCGCCGCGGAGATAGCTCGCGTCCGCCGTGTGGTCGGCACGCACCGCGACCACGCGACCGCAACACTCCGGCCGGGCGTTGTCCTTGCCCGTGTGGCGCTCGATGACCTGCGGGAACTGGCCGATCGCCATCCGGTCGCGGGTCACGCCGACGATCTCGTCGATCCGCTTCGCGTCGAACTTCTCCAGCTTCGAGCCCGGTCGGTCGAACTTCCGGTGGAAGCCACAGAACAGCCCGAGGTCGCGGATAACGACCCTGTCGCCGAGGAAATCAACGCGATGAGAACCCTTGAGGGCGTTCATGCCCCGATTTCACACGCACCAACGCGCGAAGCGGAGAACGCGACGCCATCGCGGCCGCTCTTTGGTCATGACCAGAGCCCGCCGATCGCGTATGGCCTCACCTTGGCCTCACGAACGACGCCATCCGCGATCGGGAATCAGGCCCGCGTCGATCAGCAGTTCGCGATCGCCGTTCATCGCCGCGAGAGCGCCGGGCACCGGAACGCCGTTGCGGAACAGGCCGTCCCGCTCGGCTTCCTCCATCGTCACGGGCACCAGCGTGCAGCGGCAGTGCATCCCGTACGGGGGCAGCAGTCCGCGGCGACGAAACTCACGCATCGGTGCGGTGTAACCGCTGAACTGGAAGTGCCGGTGCGGCTCCGGATAGCGGCCGTTCGGATTGCCGCGGTTCACCTCGTCGCGGATCGCGACGCTTCGCCACAGCGGCGCGGAGTCGACCACCGCCGGAAGCGATGCGGTCTCCGCAAGCCCTTCGTGGAACGCCGAGAGCATCGCCTGCGACACCGCACGATCGAACCGCGATCGGATCTGGGCGATCGACTCCGTCGCGGGCTCATCCGTGACGCCCGACGCGACCGCGACGCGCACCGCATCCCGAGCCGGCGGCGCGACGGACGCGATCACCTCGTTGACGAGCCTCGTGCCGACATCGACGACGCGTGCGGCCTGCGGACCTGCGGCGTCCGCCGCGGCCAGAGCGGGCCGGGCGATCGGTGGAACGCTCGCGGCGGTCTGTCGCACCCACTCGCGGAAGTCACCGGACGGGACGGGCAGTCGCTCGCCGGTCAGCGTCCACGCGCGGCGGATGCCGAGCATGAGCGCAAGGCCGATCGCGATCTCGACGAAGCCCTTCAGCTTGCGTTCGGTCTCCGGTTCGCGGTCGACGAGACGGCCCCGCATCGACCTGATGCGTGCCATCGCCTCCGCCTCGATTCTGTCGAGCCCCGGCGTCACTCATCGCCCTCGTCGATCGTCACGAGCGTGTCGAACAGGCCACGGACCGAAGCGCGGTCGAACTCGTCGCGCTCGCCCGGAGTGCGGACGGGATGACCGTTGCTCGCGCCCTTGTGCCCGGCGTTCGCCGTCACCGCACGACCGCCCATCGGACCGCCACCGGCCGGACCGAAGAACGCGTTGATCGTTTCGAGGCTCAGCGTCCGCTGGCCCGGTCGCGGCTTCGCGAGTCCGAGCCGCTGGATGACATCGTCCTCGGCGACCTCGGCGCCCATGTCGATCGCGCCCTTCACCGCGTCCATGAACACGCCGACATCGGGATCGGCGATCGCGTAGCGGAAGGTCGGATAGTGCTCCTGTGGGCCCCAGTTCATGTCGACGAGCGGGACGATCAGTTGACGCTGGATCGTCTCCTCGAGCCCGCGTGCGACATACCGCTGATGCCGGTTGAAGGTCTTCGCGTGTTGCGTCGAGACGCCGAGCCCCATGCCGCTGCCGCCCTTCTCGGTCGTCGACGACTGGCCGATGACGAGTTCCTTCAGGTTGACCGACGCCCAGTCGATGAACTCGAGGAACACCTTCGCCTTGCTTGCGGCGGCCTCCATGATCTCGATGTCGTAGTCGTCCTTCATCCCGGATGGCTGGCCCGGCTGGCGGGGGATCTTCACCGAGACATCGCCGACCAGGTTCGCGAGAATCTGGTCCATCGCCGACTCGGCCTCCTTGTTGCCCGCGGGGTAGTAGCCCTTGCGGATGCCGGTCGCGTACCGCTCGAGATAGGTCGACCAGTTCTGCAGGCCGGTCTGCTTCATGAGCCAGACATACCAGCAGACATCGCGGAGCCCGCGGCCGAGGAACGCGTAACCGGCCTCGTCGACCGAGTCGAAGTCGCCGCCGCGCCGCTGGAATGTGTGGATGATGACGCACGCACGCTCTTCCGGCGTCAGCGGATGCACGCGCGAGTCGAAACCGATCTTGGTCTCGGCGTCCGGATGCTCCTGAACGAACTGGTTCCCGACGCGGAGTCCGATCTCGCCGTCCATCGTCACGGACAGCGTGTCCGGATGGATCGGGAGCCAGCCGCCGCCGGTGATCTGTCCGCGACGGTTGCGGGTCCAGAGGATGTTCACCGCGCTCGGCCCGTACCACACCGCCTCGAGCAGCGCGCCGCACATGTCGCTGAACTGCGGGATCTCCTCGATGAGGTCGCGGACGCCGTCGGCGATCCGCTCGCTCGCACGGCCGCGGGCGAGCTCGATGTGCCAGTCGTTGCCGACGATCGAGGTCTTCAGGTTCTGGATCGGACCCTCGATGTCGGGGTCGTTCCGCATCTGCCGGTGCAGTGCCGGGTCGCGTCGCTTCGCGAGGCTCGGGTTCCGCAGGATGCGCGAGATCGTCGTGTAGTAGGCCCGCTGAAGCTGCGTCGGCATCGCGATCGGCATCTGCCGCAGCAGCGCGTTCGCCGCCTCGACATGCTCGGGCGGGATGCCCTCGGCCGGATCGCCGGGCGGCAGCAGGATGTCGGTCACGGTGTCGATGGTCGCGTCAGCCATACTTCAGCCTCCAGAGCCTGCCCTTGCCGCTCGAAACGGTCGTCGGCCTGTGGTCGGCACCATAGCCTCCGCGGCCGACCGACGACATGAATGTCACCGCCGCGTCGACGCAATCGTCGTGCTCGCTCGCGGGGAATGTCGACAGCTCATCGTAGAGCGGACGAAGCTCCTCGATCGGCTCACGCAAGTCCCGGTCGGACCGCATGCGGAGCCTGCCCTGCTCGACGAAGGTCTGCTGCTCCGTCGCCCGGGTCATCTTGTCGGCGCTCCGCTCGACCATGTGCCAGCGGATGCTCGGGTACTCCGTCTGCATCTGCTGCACGAGCCCACGCTGCGGACCGCTCGCCTCGCAGAAGACATCGCGGATGCCCATCGACATGCACAGCGACGCCGCCTGCCGCTTGAACTCGGGGAAGCTCTCGCGGACGCGGAGCATCCGCTCCACCCACGCGTCGCCCTGCATCGACCTCCGGCCCGCGATGAGCACCGAGTAGTCCGGGTTCGGCTTGTCGGATGACTTCTTGTTGAACGCGAAGTCGATCGAACCGACCGGCGTGCCCGTCGACCTGACATGGTCGGGCATCTCCCACCAGAAGCCCTGATCGAGCCACGACGAACGGAACACGATCTGGTCCGTCGACACCGGCACAAGCTCGTAGGCCCTCGCGTACGCGAACGCCCCGAACTCCTCGCGGATCTCCCGCATCGCCTCGACCGACCACCGCTCGGGCCACGGGCTGACGAAGTCGACCACCGGCCGACGGAACAGGCTGCCGCGCTCGCCGTGATACCGGCGCCAGTCCGCGGTGATGTCCGCGACATGGTACGGCGTGCCGATTCGCCATGTCCGCGGCGGGTTTTCGAGGTTCGTCCGGTCGCGGGTCGGAAGCCAGTTGTTCTTGACGAAGTCCTTCACCTGCTCGCGCGAGGACGGCTGCATGATCGCGTTCCGCATGTCGCAGATGTCGTCGAACACGAGGAGGTCCGACCGTCCGCCGGCGCGACCGAGCACCGGAACGGCCTCGATCGTCGGGTCGCGCAGGCTCGCGTTCGGCCTCTGCACCGTCAGTGCGGTGTTGCCCCAGTTGTCCTTGTCCCGGCGGATCTCCGGGAACACCATCTGGAACTCGTCGCCCTCCATGATCCGCTTCACCATCGTGACGGTCTTGCCAGCCTCGGCCTCGTTGCTGCCGACATACTTGATTCGGATGTTCGGATTCGATCCGATCTCCCACGCGAGCCGAAGGCCGAGCGTCGCCGTCTTCGAATGTCCACGCGGCAACTCGGTGTAGCTGTTCGCCCCTTCCGGCGAACTCCAGAACGCCTGAAGGTCCTCCTGTAGCTGGCCGTTCTCGACATTGCCGACGAACTGCTGGAAGAACGACGGCACGCGGCGGCACGCGATCAGAAACTC